CTGGAACCTTGTATGGTGCCGGCACCAGGAGTCGAACCCGGGACCTACTGATTACAAGGCAGGTGCTTCAAATATATAAATCAATGACTTACGTGATTCCTTGTTACGTGCAGATACGCCAGAGCCCGTATAGATAGCGGGCTCTGGGACGCTTGTTACGTGGGATTTGCTCAATCTGCAGAAGGGGAAACGGTCGGTATGCTGTGATCGTAGACGTCCATCATCTTCGGATCTCGATGGCCGCTGGCTTCTTGCTTATCGGCCCGCGTGCCGACCGTGTCAGTGATGCCGCGCCGTTTCAGATCATGTAGGGCGAACCGCTGCTCCGGCGTGATGATGTCGTCGGCGATCGCCAGGGTGATGAAGCGTTGCCAAGCCGTATCCAGGCTGGACTTTCGAAGTGGGCCGCCATGGCTGGCTACGATGATGTTGCGTCGTGACGGCGCGATCGGTATCGCGGTTTTGCGTTTGGCCCACACCTTGGCGCGGTAGGCCTTCGCGTAGTCCCAAGCTTTGCGCAGGCGGGGTGTCCAGCGAACAATGTTGTCCCGACTACCCTTTCGGCGGTTGGTCAGAATTCCGCTCTCCAGCTCGTTCGCGTCGGTCAGGGTAACGACTTCGATCCCTCGCAGTCTGCAGAGGTAGGCCAACTCCATGACGTAGCCGAGATATTCGGGGCAGCCGCCTTTCTCACCGCGTATCAGCAGACCCCGGGCAATTGCCCGATCAATAAGTGTGTCCATGACCTGATGATTCGGCAGGCGGCGTTGCTTACGCTCGACGGGCGCCTCAATACCAAGTGCGGGGTTTAAGTCCAGAAAGCCGCGGTTGCGGCCCCACTGCAGCACGCGGCGCAGGTAGCGAAGGGCGTGCGCGGCTTTGGAGGGGGTGCCCTCGTCCGCCAATCGATCGACGATTCGTTGCACCAGGGCAGAAGTAAATTTGCGCACCGCTAGATCGCCAAGTGGCTTACCCAGCTTGGTGGGTAAGGTCAGCAAGACATCACGCGAGTAGCAGTAGTCGCTATGGGTTTTGTCGCTGAGTTTCTTGTAACGATCACTTTCGTGAAACTGCTCGCAAACATAGCGGAGCGTTCCCCGATCGACGTTCGATGCTTCATCCATGATCTGGTGCAGCTCCGCCAGCGAAACGTCGGCCGGTGCAATGTTGCGCCGGCGTTGCTTGCCTGCCTCGTCACGGTGAAGCGTGTACCAAACTCCCCCATCTCTCTGGTCAAAGTAAACGGCCGCTGGGAGAGCGGCCTGGTCGATGTGGGGGGGGATGTGCGGATTATGATTCCGCTTCCGTGCTTTCCTCATAGGATGTCGGCGTCGTATCGCTCTGCTGCTGCGGGCTTCATACCTGCTGCCTGGTTGATGAGGTCCAGCGTTGTCCAGGGCCCGGTGCGGCCACGGAACAAGCGAACGCCCTGGTCGATCAGCGTTCTCTCGACGTCGGAGCGGCGCTGGTAGCCCGTGATGCGCTGCAGGTCTTCAAATATCAAGACGTTGCTCGACATGGTATTCCTCTGCGGTATTGCGCCCCAGGCAGTGTAGTACTTGCACTGGGGCATTGTTGTTAGAACGTGCCGGACGGCTTACTGGCTGACCGGTGATTAGCGTGCATAGCGTTTTTCGCGTGCTGCTCGAGCAGCAAGTTTCTCTGCCATCAACGAAGCCCACTCATCCGCTTTCCGTTGCTGACGTAGCTTGCTGCAGACCTTGTGCCGGCGAGTCGAACGAGCAAAGCCACAGATATCGCAAACGCTGGGCAGATCAAGTCGCTGACTAGCCATTGCAGGCCGGATTCTTTCTGGCGCCGGCGTGGTCGAGCTGGTCATTGGCGTGTCACTCGAAGGTGGTTCGGCAGTTCCTTTTCAGACTCGATGAAACCGGTGCTCTTGACGTCGCCGTCCATTGCCTTGATGAACATGACTTCCACCTTCGCGGAGTCCACCAGAACTTTCCCGACTTCGGCGATCGCCTTCGCACGCTCAATGTCCATCGGTTTGTCCTGGTCCTGAAGCGCTTCCAAGGTGGCGAACAGGTGGTTCCGAAGATCCGTCATTTTGTTATTCATGGGCAGCCTCGATTGCGCGCTTAAGTTTGCCGAGCTGGCGAATAGTGGTTTTGAGCTCTTCCGGATACCGGTGAATGGTGTTTCGCCGCATGAGTTCGCCCCGGGTGATCAGTTCAAGGTTCTCGACGTTGCAGTTGTTATGGTCACCGTCTCTGAAAACCAGCAGGAATCCTGTCGCGATTGGTCCGTGGACCGCCTCCCAATTGCGGCGGTGTGTCCATTCCCAGGCATTCGGCTCGGCAACTTTGATTTTCAGGTATCCGTCCGTGGCCATGACTTCTGTTCCGATCGGAACATGGTTGTGCGGTAGCCGGCCGGTGGTGAATTGTGTCTCTGTAGATCTGCCACCGGCGGTGAATGGCTTGCCCTTGTTCCAGGTGCCATGCCCTTTTTGAAAGCGAGTCGCCACGCCGGGGTTGTTACTGTTGCGAAGACGGCCGGAATGCTCGCCGGCCAGAAACTCGGCACTGCGCTTTAATCCGAGTTCTTTCGCTTTGCCATAGATCGCTGACTTTGGACGGCCAAGCGTTTCCTGGAGCTGAGTCATCGGCGTGTCGGAATACAAGGCGGCCAGGCGAGCCACCTCGGTCGTTGTCCAGAAACGTCGGCGGGTGTGCGCCCGCTCTTGTTTCGCATCAGCAGTGTTTGCTCTGGCACGCTCCAGCGCTTGTTGTGCAATCGGGTTCATATTGAAATTCCAAACTGAGCTGGCTTGGCCAACAGCTGGGCCACCACGGCTGCCTCGGTTGCAGTGAGGTCACCGAGTAGGTGAGCCATGGTGGTTAGGGATTCGAGGCGGATCCGAGCGTCGGGCGTCTTGCGCACCTGGTAGTCAAAAAGTGCGGTACCGACTATGCGGATAGCCATCAAATGACGAGCCTCCTCCACGTCGCCGGCCGGTGATGTGATAGCCTTCGGGGCGCTGCTGCTTTGGTGCTGTGCTTGCATGGTGTTGCCCTCAGTGGTGGTTGGTGCCGAGGGGTTGCCTCCCCTCGACGCCTTTCTTTACCGGCGATCGCCGGAGCTGGATCTGGTGGCCAGGCTCAAGCCTTTCGCACCAGGTGAATTACCAAATCCTCAAACTCCCCGCCCTCATCCCAGGACTGCCATTCCAGAACGGCCTGAATCTGCGCATGTGTGCAGTCCAGGACGAGAATCTCCTGATGGCCACGGTTGGCTCGGACCTCTAGCGCATCTACCAGCCCGCATAGGGCATACGCTTCGGCGAAGACCGTCCGGCTTTCATCTCCAAACTGCGCCATTACCGCATTCAGCCGGCGTATCTCTGCGATCGCGTTGTCTCGATCCTGATCGTTGATCACCTGAATTTGCATGGCGGTCACTCCCGGAAGATGAAGCAACGCATGGTCGACGGGATGTGAGCAGTCGGAGCCATATCCTGCTGACGCGCTCGGATCGCACTTTCCACACGTTTCTGAGTGTCCAAGCAATGGTGAGCACGGCAGTCTTTGAGCAGTCGGCGCAGCACTGCCAGGTCCGGAATGCGCTGGCGGTGCTCCAGGGCGACCTCGGCGAACTGGTTAAGATTGATGGCGATCAAGCCTGGCTTTTTGCTGTGGTTGACCATCGGGGCAGAGGGCAGCGATTCCAGGTAATCAAACACCTGCCAAAATTCGTTCACTTCCTTCGGATCGGTGCTGATCGCCGCCTGGCGCTCGTTGGCCGCTTTCAGCAAGTACTTGCGGCAGGCCTGGACCATGTGGTCCGGAATGGCGATGACGAGCTGCAGGCAGTCCAGCAGGGCCAGCATCATGCTGTGGTTCTTGATGACCCGATCGGATGCCAGGTTACGGCTGGCCCAAAGCTCGGCGCGATATTGGGGATACAGTTCCGCGAAGCGCTTGAGCACCAGGGGCTCGGCGCGCATTGCCTTCACCATGAAGTGGCTGACGTGCTCCAGTTCGGTCTGAACAATTGCATCAGCAGCCTTGCGGCTCTTATCGGTGATCACCGGCTTGAGAAACGGCAAGCGGACGATACGGCTGATGATCGCTTCGTGGCCGGTAACGATGGCGTTCTGGGCGATCACGATGGAAGCGCGAAACGGCGGCTCGTAGGTGTCGTTACTGTTGGACTTGACGCCCCGGGTACGCAAGGTGCCGCCGCCATAGAAGTCCTTGAACTGGTCCCACTCGAAGGCCTTGGTGTTGTCCTCGTTGGTGTTTCGGTCAGCCTCGAGGAGCACCAATGGGAGGTTGGCAACCTGGCCCATCGCCCGGCTCAAGCCCGAGAACGAGCTTTTGGCCGGGTCGAAGCCCTCATAGCTCCGGCCGAACAGCTTCCAGATGAATTTGATCAGCGTGGTTTTGCCCGAATCGGGCTCGCCCGACATTTCCAGGAACGGGAAGCTTTCATGCTCTGCCCTGATCTGCTCCGCGAACAGCGAGCCAAACCAGTAGGTGAGGGCCAGAATGCCGTTCTCGCCGAAGACGGTCCAAAGGCTCGGCAGCCAGTCTTCGCGATAGCCCTTGCTGTCCAATGCCATCTTGAGCTTCACCGACTTCATGAGGCACTTGACGCGCTGTTTGCCGAATTCGAAATAGTCCTCGTCGTTGGCTTTGTAGATTGAACCGCCTTGAATAGCCACATCGTTGAAGATGTACGCCTTGTGATCGCGGCTGTAGCCCAGAAAGTCGATGGTTTCGACGGTTTTCAGGCCTAGGGTCTGCCGGATGATGATCTGATCCAGGTGTTTCTGAGTGCCCATCCATGTCCCACCAGAGAACATGAGTCGTGTCTTGAATTCACTGCTCGACGAAATCTGTTTGGGCGTGAATGTCCAGTTTTCACCATCATCCTGATCGACGCCGGTAACGTGAATGTAGAACCATGCTTCGTTGGTAACGTCGTTCACCTGTTTGTAAAGCGCTTCAAACCGGCAGTTGGCGAGCAATTTAAGGCTGCAAACGTTCTGCAGCGCCTTGCGACGGGCTGCTTTGTCGTTGAGCTGCTGGTCGTCATGGTCCTCGCTGGTGGCCAGTGATTTCTGTTCCTCCTCGAGCTTCGACAGATCGAACTTTGCCCAATAAGTCTGGTTGCCGAAGTTGAAGGCGAACTCCGGGAAGCCTTCCTCCCAGGTGTAGATCAGCAGTGCCTTCTCTTTCGGCGAGGGAGCCAGCAGCAATTCGCCCTCATGGCGCGCAGCATCCAAATCACGCTTACGCTTGTCGGTGCGGGCCTTGCCTTCTTCTTCGAACTGCCAGCGCTGGTGCAGGTCGTTCCAGTCGACTTTCTTATCCCGCTGCGGAATGAGCGCAGCCTTACACGTGAAGCCCATCTCCCGCGCCTGTTTCACCCAGCGCAACAGATAACCGCGGGCAGTAGGTTCGTTGTCCAGTCCCCAAACCAGAGTGGGCAGATTGCCCGGACGCTGCTCGAGCAGCTGCTTCAAAGCTTCGATCGGGAAGTTCACACTCGACATGGCTGACACCGCATCGACGGAGTTTTGCATCAGAGCAATGGCGTCAAAGATGCCCTCCACGATCCACAGCTCTTTGACGGTGGCCAGGTCCACACTCGGCGGGCACCACCACTCGCCCTGGGCGCTGTATTTGGGCTTGAAACGGGCCTTCATCTTGCCGAAGCGAGAAGGGCGATCGATCAGGCGTTCCCAATATCCACCGTTCGGCAGGGTGAATCGAATGGTGGCACTGGACTCGTTCGTTTCGTGGTTGACGTAGTTCTCTTGGGTGAACCAACCGGTCATGGCTCCGGTGTTCAAACCACGAGCAAATTCCAAGTAAGCGCGTGCGGTTACGGTCGGATCGTTGTCAGTTGCCGGCGCGCGCTTGCTCCAGTCCTCAAACAGGTCCTCATAGATTTCTTTGACGTGCTCGATATGGCCGCAGCGCTCCGGCCGGCCGCAGCGGATCTGCCAGGGCTTGTCGTGGCGGGCATACAGCTCTTTCTTGTTGCAGGCAGGGCAAACCCCGCCCCGCATGTAATTCGTGCCTACACGTAGCTTCAGGCCGAAGTCATCTTCCAGCCGCTGAAGTAATTGGGTGCGGATATCTTCGTTCATCATGATTTTTTCGCTGCTTTAAGGCTAAGGCCGAGGCTTTGGGTGAGAGCGCCGATCAGGTGTTTCTGAGCGGCCATCACAGGGCTATTGGCAAGGATCGATCCGTGGCGTAGGCCATCGGGAATCTGGCGGTATTGGTCTGCGTACCAGAGGTCATTGAGGCTGAGACGGTATTGCTCGCGCAGGTTGGCCAAGAGCGCTTGAGCCTGATCCGGCGTCAGTTTTGCGTTGATGTTCATGGCGTTTTCCATCGTCAAACCTCAATTTCGGGCGCAGCTCACCCAAACCCACGGGATGGGGCAGGCGGACTTATTGGTTGGTAGTTACGGTGCGGCTACGCGGAAACGGCCGTTGTCCGGTGCGTTGAGAATGCGTTCATAGATCAAGCTGACCGGGACGGCCCATGCGTTGCCGGTGGCCGGGTCGATGATGACGGTGTGCGTCGACGTGCTGCTGACGATATCCAGGCGCTGCCGATCGCGAACGGCGGTCATGTCACTGCAGGCCAAATGCACCAGTTTTTCAGCAGTCTGTGTGAGCACGTCATAGTCGCTTACCAGGTGCTGCACGGCGCGGTCGAACAACTGTTGATCGTCGCCCAGGTGTTCGCAGTGGTGACGCTCCAAAAACATAAGCGCCGCTGCTTTGAGCACGTCCTGATATTCCTGTGCCGCAGGCAATTGAGTCATCTGGATTTCCCCGCTTTTGACGCGTGCAGTTGGATAACCGCCAGAACTTCAGCGTGCCTGGCTGCCAAATGCAGCGTGTCGGCTTGGAGGATGGCTTCAGCCTCGGCTTCGTTGATGATCCCGTCTTTCAGGGCTTCGGCAATAAGGTGGTCGACAGTGCCCTTCTTTGCAGCGGCATGGACACATCGGGCATACATCTCGACGTTGTCCAGCGAGTCAGGCTCGGCTACAGGTACAAACATGCCGCCAAACATGGCTGCAATGTATTCGGGTAAAAAGGTCGTGCCGGCCTCAAGCTCAAGCTGATAGATCTGAGCGTCGGTCAGCGGGCGGCTGTTGTTGTTTTCATACGCATGGTTGTCGAACTTCTTGAGTGACAGCCCGATGCGAGCTGCCGCACATTCGCGTCCGCCTGGATAGGCGCAGATGACTGCGCTGACTACCTGGCGCCGAGTCTTTAGAACTGAGCTTTTCATGTTCTGCTTTTCCCTGTGGCCCGGTGCCATTACTGTTCAATCACGCCGTCTTTGATGCCAAGTAGCACGGCGGCGCGATGTGCCTCCCCCCGGCGACCCTTGATCCGACCGTTCAAGAGGTCGCTGACTAAATTTTTGTTCAAGCCATGCTTTCGGCTGAATTCCGCAATGCTGATCCCTCTTCGATTCAGGGCCTCTCGGGCTTGCTCCGGCGTAACTGTGGCGGGCATAGTGCGCACTCTGTTGAGTTGTGTTTGTTTGCGTTCGTCTGTGGTGATTCTTGGTCAAAAAATTGATCAAGTCAATGGTGGTGAATAAAAAAATGCTCATAGCGGATCAAGTAGGTGAACGCCTAAGGGAAGAGCGCGAGCGCTTAGGGCTGAGTCAGGCAGAATTCGGAGCGCTTCTTCGGATCAGTCGCGGGACACAAAAGAACTATGAGCTGGGCGCAAACTCGCTCGACCTTCGGTATGTGGCTGCTCTTGAAGAACATGGAGTCGACGCGGCTTATGTGCTGACCGGACGGCGGGCTACCCCGCTTGGGCAATTGTTTACGTCTGCCGAGGAAGAATTGATCGCCCAGTACCGAAGCATTTCGGCGGATGACCAAAAAGCTATCCGCCGCTTTCTCAAAGCGATGGCCGATGACGCCGCTCGCCTTCTCAATTAATTTGCAGCCAAGCGTGTACGACATTCGTCGTCTCCCTGTATCAATTGCGATTCCCGCCCCGATAACGTCGATTCAGCAATGCACTTTATGGAGTAGTAAGCATGTTGGATCGCACGAACAACGAACGCGTCCGCGTTGGAATCTCGGAATTCGAATGGCTCGACCTGACAAAAATTGAACGTCGTTTCATCCGTCTGTACCGCTTGTTGAGTGAGCAGGAGCAACTTCAACTTCGGCGGCTTTCCGAAGTCCTCGCCACCAACCCAGATGAGCCAACCGGCAACTGATGAACTTGATCGCCGGCACTCTTGGGTCGGCGGTTTACGCTACCGCTTGCGACCCCAGCTGCTCAAACAGCTCCCGCTGTTTTGCCCTGGGCAAGTCCCTTAAATGGTCGAACAACATCCTTTCGAATGACTGAGCCGATGGGCTCAATGTGTGCGAAAACGTCAGATTCGCGACCCAGGTGTGCCCGCACTTTGCGTCCAGGCACTGGCAGTACAGCTTCGCGAACTCCGTGGATAGCTTCTCTCGTGAAGCGATCCGTCCTCTGTGTCCGCATTTGCACTCAACTCGCATTGTGTCCCTCCCCAGGGCAGCCAATCGCCACTATATTGCCACAATATGTAGTGGCAATCTCTTCGCTAGTCGCTGGATGTAGTTGAATCAACTGGTTCATCTGGGTTTCGCCAGGTGAATCGCCTGTCCTCGCGTAGCGTGTCGTTCAACTGGTTGAATAGCTGACTGATCGGCCGGATCTCGTTGCTGGTATAAACGCGATCGATCTTTTCAATGTCGCCAAACCCTGCGCTGTTTTCCGGGATGATGCCGGCGAGTGCGGGGTTCATTCGCCAGGCGGCAATCACGTCGTTGCGCGTGATGTTTTTGACCTTCTCCAGCTCGTCCTTGGCCTGAAAGTCCCCCACCGGGATGATCTGAATAGCGTTCTCTTTGCCGTTGGGGATATTGACGAACATCGAGCGGAAGTTGCCCACACCCTTACTGGCACTGATCTGAGCGCGCAGGTTTTCTTCGTCCTCTTCGGTCAGGTCTGGGTCGTTGGTGTAGAAGATGTAACCCGCGTGAGCGCCGTTGCTGTAGTAGCGCCGGCGGAACAGGGTTGCGGCTTCATTGAGCAACAGCGCCTGCAGGCCGCCGAGGTAATCCGGGATGCCGTAAATGGTCTGCTCGACGTCGTAGTCCATAACGTGCTCGACTTCGTCCTGGTCGAAGTCCATGAACTTGTTGTCCGGCAGCAGCATCCGGAAACCGCCGTCCACCTTCACCCGCATGTTGATCGCCGGCAGGTGCTGCAGCTCCAGAACCTGACCGAAGGCGTTAATGTCGCGATAGAAGAACGCATCGCCGAACACCATGTAATCCAGACCCGCGCAACCCATCGTCCTGGCACTGCAGCCGGCCGAGGGGATGAACTCACGCAGCAACAGGTTGCGCTTGAACTTCGGAATGGCGCCGTGGTGAGCATTGGCGCGTAGCAGCTTGGCCAAGCCGGTGCGCGACACCGGCGGCTTGTAGATCTCGCCGTCGTCGCTGGGAAATACCCCCACGTACTCGCCGATATTCCCCGACAACACCTGCTCGGGCTCCCCGAAGGTGAATGCCCGCATGGGCTGTGGCTGTCGCACCTGTTGTTTGACTTGGCGTTTTTTGTGTCGAGGATTGGGCATTGTTTCCACTCGTGACGTAGCGGCTGCGTCGCCGCTTGTTGGTGTTCAAAGGTTCGTTGGCCAGGGCGTGCATGACCGCCCAGGCGATATCGGCGTGGCCAGTGGCGTCGGTGCGTGAAGCGCTGTAGGTGACTTGGCCGCTGTTAGTGGTGCCGCGCTTGATGGTCAGGAATGCCTGGGCGATATCGGTCCATCCGGCTTCCCACTCGATACGGCTGCCTGAAATCGTGTCCTGAGCCTTGAGCACCAGGGCGTTTTTGGCCTCGAGGCTGTAGTGGATCGGCGTGGCCTTCGCGTAGAAGTCGCGTACTAGGTCGAAAACGCCGTAACCCACGCCGGTGACATCGATGCCGATGTGCTGGACGTTGAAACGCTCGGTAAGCTTCTTGACCTGGGCGGCCTGGTAGGTGAACGAATGGCCTCGCCAGCTGTGCTTCTCCAGGATGCGGAATTTCGCCCCGGGTTCGAGCGGCGGCGCAATGACCACGCAGGTGGCATCGTCGCGGGTGCGGCTCGGGTCGTAGCCAAGCCAGACCGGGCTGTTGCCGAATGGTCGATCGTCGTCGGGTTTGTAGTCCTCCCACAACGATAGGTCGGAGTAGCAACGCTCCAGGTCCTTGAGGCTGAATGCGCTCTGCGTGCTGTCGATGAACTTGCAGTAGAACAGCTGCTGAAACTTGTCCTCGTCGTACTCCAGCTGCAGCTGCTCGAGGTCGAACAGATCGCAGCCGCCGTCGATCGCATCTTGGATGGTGATGGTCTTGCGCCATTGACCATCCGGACACAACGCGCCCTGGGTGTATGCCGCCTCGATCGGCCAGGTGCCGCCGGCCTTTTTCCCGCGCTTGCTGTTGCGGAACTCCTCGCCGGACCAGAACGGGTACGCCTGGTGCGACACGGCGCTGGGTGTGGAGAAATAGGTTTTGCGCCACTTCTTGTGAGTGCCCATGGCGCTGGCCACGGTGCTGAGTTTGTCGAAGTCACGTATCCAGAAATATTCGTCGACGTAGACGTGGCCATGGTAGCCCTGGGCGGTGCTGCTGTTGGTGCTGAGAAAGCGCAGCTCGGCGCCGTTGCTGAGTGTGATCGGGTTGCCGGTCAGCTCAATGTCGAACCATTGCTTGGCGAA